AAGACTTCCAGATCATTCGCGGAGACACGCTGGCCGAGCCCAAGTTCGTGGCTGGCGACCGGCTGCATCAGTTCGATGTGTGCCTGGCCAATCCACCGTACTCGATCAAGCAATGGGATCGCGACGCATTTGTTTCTGATCCCTGGGGTCGCAATATTTACGGAACGCCCCCGCAAGGCCGCGCCGACTATGCCTTCTGGCAGCACATTATCCAAAGCCTGAACCCGAAGACTGGTCGCTGCGCGATCCTGTTTCCGCATGGTGTGCTGTTTCGCAACGAAGAAACCGAGATGCGGCGGAAACTGGTCGAGCACGATGTCGTTGAAACGGTGCTCGGACTGGGGCCTAACCTGTTCTACAACTCGCCGATGGAAGCGTGCGTCGTGATCTGCCGGATGAAGAAATCCCGCAAACGTAAGGGCAAGATTCAATTCATCAATGCCGTGAACGAAGTCACTCGCGAACGAGCGCAAAGCTTTCTAACCGACGCCCATATCGCTCGAATCGTCTCATCCTATGAAAGCGACGACGATCTGCCTGAGTTCTCACGGCTCGTTCCGCTCGAGGAAATTCGTAGCCAGCAGCACAACCTGAGCATCCCGCTCTACGTGCGGACGGAATCGACCACCGCTAACGGCAATGGCCAGCCGCACGGGTCGGTCAAGGAGGCCATTGGGGCATGGCAAGCCAGCTCGCGGAAGCTTCGGCAGTCGATGGACGATCTGTTCAGCACGCTCAAGGAGGCTGGCGTTGGCAAGTAAGGTGAAAACAACGACGACCGCCCCCGCGAACAACGCCAGCCTTCCTAAAGGCTGGCGGATGGTTCGGTTCGATGAACTCGCACAGATGGTCAACGAACGAGTTGATCCTTCGGCGACCGACGCCGACATCTACGTTGGACTGGAGCACCTCGATCCCGATTCGCTCAAGTTGCGTCGCTGGGGAACGCCGAGCGACGTCATCGGTGACAAGCTGCAGTTTCGGAAGGGTGACATTATCTTTGGCCGGCGGCGGGCGTATCAGAGGAAGTTGGCGGTCGCTGAGTTCGATGGCATATGTTCGGCCCATGCAATGGTCGTTCGCGCAAATGCGGAGACGGTCGACCCGGAGTTCCTGCCGTTTCTGATGCAAAGCGATCTCTTCATGCAGCGGGCCATCGACATTTCGGTCGGGTCCCTTTCGCCTACGATCAACTGGAAGACTCTCCGCATCCAAGAGTTCCCGCTGCCGCCGAAGGACGAGCAACGCCGCATCGCCGACATACTCTGGGCGGCGGAGGATGCTATCGAGTCTTGGGATGCAGCCGTAGAGTGTTTCGCGGCGCTGCTAGATGCAATCTCACTCGACGAATTCAGCTCTCATCCCTCGGATACGACTGCGATTTCACCAGTTGACCTGTGTGAGTCTGTGACAGTGGGAATTGTCGTTACGCCAGCCAAATGGTATTGCAGTGATGGAGTTCCAGCGCTCAGATCGTTGAATGTGTTTCCCGATAGATTTGTATTGGACGATCTAGTTCGACTCACACAGACTGGTCATAACGAACATCGCAAGTCGGAATTGAGCGAAGGGGATGTTGTAATCGTTCGCACAGGCCGCCCCGGCGATGCGGCAGTTGTAACTAGAGATGTACATGGATTTAATGCGATTGATCTCATTATTGCCCGTCCTCTCCCGACACTGGACCCTCATTTTCTTAGTCGGTTTCTAAACTCAGCTGCGGGACGACGGCAACTTCGCCGCGGCACTGCCGGCACTGCCCAGCAGCATTTCAACGTCGGCGAAATGAAGCATCTTCGAATTCCTGTGCGAACACTTAACGGACAGGCGGAAACTGTCGCCCGAATGCGAGCCGTCGAAACAAAATTACAGGACGCAGTTAAGAATCGAGAGTGCCTGCGCCGTATGGCCACAATTCTCAGGGACACGTTGCTCTGCAACAGATCGGGGGACCACAAGCGTGTTTACTGAAGCCAATACCATCGAGCAGATGGTCATCGACGCCTGTGTGTCGTTAGGTTGGCGCTATTCCCCCGCGCCGGCGCTTCCACGTCAAACATCGGAGGTGTTCGTCGAATCGCTGCTGCGCGCCTCGCTCATCAAGCTCAACCCCGAGATCGCCGCCCAACCTGACAGAGCCGATGAGGTGATCTACAAGCTGCGGGCGATCCTGCTGACGGTGCAGAACGATGGAGTGGTTCGTTCCAACGAAGCCCTTTCCGAGTGGCTGCAGGGGGACAAGACGATGCCGTTCGGCCCGAACGGTGAGCATACAGCAGTTCGTTTGATCGACTTCGAGAACCCTGCGAACAACGACTTGGTCGTCTGCAATCAATGGACTTACCAAGTGGGCCTGCTCTCCAAGAGGTTCGACGTGGTGTTGCTGGTCAACGGCCTGCCGATCGTGATTGGTGAGGCTAAGACGCCCGTTCGTCCTGCGGTCACTTGGGTCGATGGGGCCGCGCAAGTTCATGACGACTATGAACAAAGCGTGCCGGGGATGTTCGTGCCGAATGTTTTTAGCTTCGCCACCGAAGGAAAGGCGTTCCGCTATGGCTCGGTGCGTATGCCAATCGACATCTGGGGCCCGTGGCGCGACGCCGACAACCAGCAAGAAGGTTCGCTGTCGGACGTGCGAAAGTCGGTCGCCAGCATGTTCCGCCCGGAGGTAGTGCTCGACATCCTCCAGAATTTCACCTTGTTCGCGACAGACAAGAAGCACCGCCGGATAAAGACAATCTGCCGCTATCAGCAGTACGAGGGCACGAATCTAATCGTTCAGCGCGTGGTGCAATCGAAGATCAAGAAGGGTCTGATCTGGCATTTTCAAGGTTCTGGCAAGTCGCTGCTGATGGTCTTCACGGCGCAGAAGCTGCGGATGCATCCGGCGCTTGGGAACCCGACGGTGATGATCGTCGTGGATCGAATCGACCTCGATACGCAAATCACTGCGACATTCAGTGCCGCCGATGTGCCAAACATGGTCAAGGCCGACAGCCGCGAGGCGCTGCAAACCTTGCTGGCCCAGGACGTGCGGAAAGTGGTCATCACCACGATCCACAAGTTTGGCGAGGCCGAAGGCGTTCTGAACGACCGCAAGAACATCATCGTGCTGGTGGACGAGGCCCACCGCACCCAGGAAGGCGACCTGGGCCGCAAGATGCGCACGGCCTTGCCGAACGCGTTTCTCTTCGGCTTGACCGGAACGCCGATCAACCGCGCCGACAAAAATACTTTCTGGGCGTTCGGGGCCGATGAAGACGAGAAGGGCTACTTGAGCCGCTACACGTTTCAGGAGTCGATTCGCGACAAGGCGACATTGCCGCTGCACTTCGAGTCGCCTGAGATCAAGCTCAAGATCGACAAAGCGGCCATCGACGAAGCGTACAAACAGATCACGGATAACCTAAGCGAGCAGGACCGCGATGACCTGGCTAAGCGGGCCGCCAAGATGGCAGTGCTCGTCAAGTCGCCCGAGCGGGTACGGGGCGTTGTGCAGCACATCGTCAATCACTATCAGTCCAAGGTGGAGCCGAACGGCTTCAAGGCCCAAGTGGTGACCTTCGACCGCGAATGCTGCGTGATGTACAAAGCCGCGATGGACGAAATGACGGGCGACCCGGAGTGTAGCGCCATTGTGATGCACGTCACACAGGGAGATCCGGCCGAGTGGAAAGTACACGGCCGCGACAAGGATTCCGAGGAAAAACTGCTTGACCGGTTCCGCGATCCTGGCGACCCGCTGAAATATCTGATCGTCACCTCGAAACTGCTTACCGGGTTCGACGCCCCAATTCTGCAGGCGATGTATCTCGATAAGCCGATGAGAGATCACAACCTGTTGCAAGCCATCTGTCGCACGAACCGCCCCTACCCGAACAAGACTCACGGCTTGATCGTCGATTACATCGGCATTTTTGATGATGTGGCCCAGGCGCTCGACTTTGACGAAAAGGCGGTCCAGCAGGTCATTACGAATCTGGACGATGTGAAAAAGGAACTGCCGAAGCAGGTCGTCGCGTGCCTCGCGTTCTTTCCGGGCGTCGACCGCACCGTGGGCGGCTACGAGGGACTTATCGCGGCGCAGGACTGTCTGCCGAACAATGAAAAACGGGATGCGTTCGCAGCCGCCTACTCAGTTCTGGGGCGCATTTGGGAGGCGTTATCGCCGGACGTATGCCTATCGCCTTACGAAACCGACTATCGCTGGCTGACGCAGGTGTACGAATCGGTGAAGCCGCCCAGCGGGAACGGCAAGCTGCTATGGCATGTTCTCGGTGCCAAGACCATTGAATTGATCCATCGAAACACGCACTTGGACACCATCCGCGACGATCTTGAAACCCTGGTAATGGATGCCGAAGTATTGGAAAGCGTCCTCGGTGTGCCAGATCCCGACAAGAAGGGCAAGACGCTGGAGATCAATTTGGTCGCCCGTCTTCGCAAGCACGGCAAGGACCCGAAGTTCGTCGCCCTGGGCGAACGACTGGAGAAGATCAAAGAGAAGCACGAGCAGGGGCTTCTCGACAGCAAGGAGTTTCTGAAACAGCTTCTCGAATTGGCGCGTGACGTGGTCGAGGCCGAGAAAAAGGTCGACCCCGTTGAAGAGCAGGACAAAGCAAAGGCGGCGCTGACGGAGCTTTTCCAGCAGGTGAAGAATGCCGAGACGCCGGTGATCGTTGAACGGATCGTGGCGGACATCGACGAGATCGTGCGGATGGTACGGTTCCCTGGTTGGCAGCAAACCACCGCTGGCGAACGCGAAGTGCAGAAGGCCCTCAGGAAAACGCTGCTAAAATACCACTTGCACAAGGACCAGGAACTGTTCGACCGGGCGTATGGGTATATTCGTCAGTACTACTAATCTCGATATGCAGCTTTGAAGTTTCCACCGCGTGCCGACATCCACCCCTCAACTCCGTCGCAAGATCGCAGCGCGATATCGCCGCTGCCCAATAGATTGTCCAATCTATTTGGACACGGTCATTGAATCGCTGAGTGACTTCTTTGCCGTGTTTCACTCGTTGCTTGAGCCAGGCAAGGTGTTTTGGTTTCGAGGGCATTCAAAGCGAGAATACGAGCTCTGCCCCTCAGCATTGCGTCATGCCGATGGAAAGAAACGAGAGGCCGCTCTGGGCTTAATTGCCGACATGAAGCGGTTTCTTGAGATGAAACTTCCGCGTCCGCCAGCCGTCGACGATCACCTCGGTTGGATGCAGGTTGCCCAGCACTACGGGCTACCAACGCGCTTGCTCGATTGGACTCAGAATGCGGCAGTAGCTTTGTTCTTCGCGTGCTGCTCAAACGACGACACGGATGGTTTGGTTGTGATTCTGAATCCGATTGAATTGAATCAGCGAGTGGACCCGCGTCTGCCACGAGTGTTTAACGCGCAAAAGGATGCAGGGATTATCGCCCCTTACCTCACACTCGACGGGAACACTGTTCGACGAGGAGGGAAGCATACCATCGGGATCAACCCCACATGGAATACGGAACGGATCGCAATGCAACAAGGTGCGTTTACATTGCACGGTTCACGAACGTTTGCACTATGTCGCAAGCAGGCGAGCTCCCTTCTGTATGTGCCTATTCTGCGAGAGTTCAAGGGCGCGTTGCTTAACGAGCTGGGGCGAGTGGGAATAGGGGAAATGTTTATCTTCCCGGAGCCAGAGCATGTGTGCTCACACCTCAAGCGCACCGCACGACTGTGAAAGAAACCTATGGCCAGCCACATCCCGTTTGTTACAAGTGATGACGGTATTCAACTCGTGTCAAAGGTCTACGCTGATTCGGAGTTTGTTCGAATCGCACTCGACCGAGCTGATAAGTTCGTTCCACAGATCCCTTCCGGCGTGAAGCTTTGGTTAGACCCATGCACTGACGGCATGGATGACCTGGCCAAGCGTCAGAAGCCGGGAAAGAAGAATCCTTGGTTCGACTACCTAAATGCATTCCCGCATTTCCAGAAGATCGCTTCTGTATCGTACCACGCCAAGCCCGTTGCCGCAGAAGTAAATGCATTCGTCAAGGCGGTCCTCGACAAGTGCGCGACTTACAAGCCGTCGTTGATCACACTTCCACAGTTGCCGGTGATTGGAGATACGTCGAGAAATAAGGTCAACAAGATGCTTGCCACGGCTGCAGGCAAATGGAAGGCAACGTCCGGCTTTCATGGAAGCCTAATTCTGCCTTTAGTGTTCACGCACCAAAAACAGATCAATGGCAAGACGGCCCGCAATCCCAAAGTAGTGCAGGCAGAACGATGCTACATTGATTCTGGCGCGGATGGATTCTGGGTTGTCGATGCGGATCTGAAGGATGAAAGCGGCTCAGGTACCCTGATGAGCAAGCGCTTTCCCGGCGTGATCGGAATGCACGAAGAGCTAAATGCGAAGATCACGTCTCGATTGCGAATTGCTGGACCGTATTGGGGACTCAACCTTGTATTGTGGGCTAAAGGTCTGATTGATTACCCAGCAATTGGAATCGGTGGCGGCTATCAATACTTCCTTTCCGGCTCACTCCACGGAAGCGTTCCGTCAGCGAGACTCGCGCTACCACCCTTGCGGCGGCGGGCTGTCGCCGACCCGTCACTAGAGAAGTGGCTGGATGCGGCAATTGCACGTCTGTCGGCGTCACATCCTGCGCATTCCGACTTCGCAAGGATCAAAGCTCGCTTTTCGCTTCTCTCTGCAAACGCACGTGAACAGGTTGCACGCTTCTACAAGAGCTGGTTCGATTCGATTTCGGCAATACCGACGGCCGGACGGTCACTGGCTCTCTTTCAGGATCTTTCAGCAGCATATGCTCTCGGTAAGCCGCTGCCCGATCTCGAAGACGCTGTGCGCCGGCCGGAGGCTGTTGCCGAGCCTCTAATGCTCAGTTGTCTTTGAGCCGGGTGCGCCAGAACTTTTCGACGGCGTACAGCTGAAGTGCCTGGTCGAACATTGCGTCGCTGGCACGGGCAGCGATCAGGGGAGTGCAGGTCCGTTTGGTAACGCTTAGCAAGCCAATTCCAGCGTCGAAATAGTGTTGCCAGCGTTGAGCAGTAGCAACTATCCGGCTCGCAATGGCGGATGGAAATGCTACGTATGACTCTGCACCCAAGCCAAGATTGTTCATCGCCTGTTGCATCGCCTCTTCAATCCGCGCCAACTTCAATTCAACGGCGACGAGCCTCTCTTGCAGCGGCATCCATCCGTTGACCTTCTGGAGTCGACCACCTCTTGAGCGAACTACGAAGCGATCGGCAACAAGGCGGTGAAGCTCTCGTTCGATTGTGTCCTCCGAGAGCACCGGGGAGCAATCGTGAACTAGCTTGTCCGCAGTCGTGGACTTGCGCGTTTCGATGTCTGGAACTTGCAGTAGTAGAATTGCACGCGTGATCGAGCTCACGGGCTTGGTCTGACGCAGTTGAAGTCGATGTTCAACGCGGTCCTGATTGAAGCTCAGTGCTACGAGGTCGCACACCCCCCACGGCGTGATGAACTCCCGCTTCACGCGCAGATCGGCTGCTTTGAGCCATCGGCTCACCGCCGGAGCCATTTCTGATTCGCGAAGAAACATCCCACCACACCCGATCGCTGCTGGAAGACAACATCTCAATGGACATTATATCGGTCCTGCAGCCAGCTAGCCATCACCCATCTTAGGGTTCGCTAGCTGCCAGCTATCGAGAACTGTGAAGCTGGCCTCGGATGCCTTCGTCGCCACCCACGGCGTGCGGTGGTTTGCCCGATACCACTCGGGCGTTCGACCGTTCTCGCCGAGGTCATAGCCGATGTTTTGAATTCGGCTGAGGACCGGAAAGACCTCGCGGCGGGTGCGGCGGTAGTGCTGTTTGAACTGGCAGGTGAAGCACTTCTTGTTGCGGGTACACCAGTTGGCGATCAGCCAGACGAGTCGGCGACGATCCACAGCCCAGCCCCAGGGCGACCAGATTGGCCGCGTTTGGCAAGTGTGGCTTTGTTCTGGGCGAGGCTCCGTCTTCGGCTTGTTGTAGCCCGACGCCAGGAGGATCTGGTGCCCATCAGACGACTTCACGTCGGGGATCAGCAGGTCGCGAACTGCCCAGTCGAAATATCGCAGTGCGTCTGGGCTGGGCACCGTGTCGTCTTCCAGGTGGACGACTACATCGGGTCGAAGCTGGAACGCCCGGAATAGCGCGTCGTGCGTGTTCTTGTTCAGCCCGAGGCGATTCCGGTTGACCAGCAACCGCGACTCGCAGGCGCTCCAATTGCGGAAAGACCCGATCACCTCGTCGTGGCCGGGCTCGACGTTCGGAAGCAGAATCCAGTCGGCGATGCCGTCGCACTTGGACAGCGCATCGAGCACCTCGCTGGTGTAGGCGGGCCGGCGATAGGCGGTCATGGTGATCACGCGGAGCATAGTGGTTCATCCTTGTGAATGTAGATGGCATCCTGGTGCGTCGCATGGCGGTTGTATTCGGCCACGCGCTTGTATCCGCTCTCGATGAGGAAGGCGTCGAGTTCGCGAGGATCGCACCAGCCTTCCGCAGGCCGGTGACCCGCGCGGCGCTCTTCCAGGTTGATCCACCGCACCCGCCCTGACGCCAAGAAATGCGGCCCGCTACGAAACGCTGCGAGTTCGCTGCCTTCGATGTCGATCCACAGCAGAATGCGGTCGGGCTGGCCCATCTGCTCGTCGAAGCGGTCGAGTGTCCAGACCTTCACTTCGCACGTCTTGTTGGCATACGGCACCGGGAACAGGCTGCAACATTTGAGATCGTGAGTCGGCACATGCAGCGTCGTGGTGCCTTCGACTTCGCCGATCGCCACTTGAGCCAGCGGGCCGGGGAACTTGGCCTTCACCAGCTGAGCGTGCTGCACCGGATGCGGCTCACATCCGAAGATGCGCATCGCCGGGAACTTGGCCGCGAGCGTCTGCCATTCGGTTTTCATGCCTACGCCGATGTCGTACATGGCGTCAGGCGTGCCGCGAATGAAGCGGGAGATATAGGTCTCATTGAGCGCTTGAATGTTCATGGGATTCCTCCATCTGCGTGGGCGAAGCGGCGGCGTGCAGCGCGAGCCAATCGTGGGACCAGCGAGGCGTGATCGTGGAAGCGCGGCCAGAGGCGATGCGGCCGAGACGTTCGTATCCGTCCTTGCCGAGCGCCGAGATGTGGTGCGAATGAGCCGTGTACCAGCGATAGACGTAGCTCGGGCGTGGGTCGTGCTGGATCGGATTAGCACGGCGAAGCTTGGCGTCCTTGAACCGCCGCAGTAGCCCCTGATCCTGGCCGCTCTGAATGAAGGGATAGCCGCAGACGCGGTCGAATGCCTCGCGACGGAATGCCCATGCGCCGTGGAAGAGATACTGGTTGCCCTTCCGCTCCAAGCGATTTCGCTTATCGCTGTAGATAACGGTGGGGATCGTGTAATCGGCGTCGGCCAGCGCGGCGGCTGCGGCGCTCATGTGCCAGGGGAGATAAATGTCGTCATCGTCCCACACGCAGTAGGCATCCACGTCGGCCGACACGAGCGCCGCCGAGGCGTTCCGCTTTTCTCCAAGCGTGCGGAAGCGAAGGGGCAGCGAAACGACGCGCCAGCCCTCGCCACGCTGGTTGCCATACTGCCCGGCGTCATCGAGCACGATCAATTCGCGCTGTTCCGCCGGGTAATCTTGGCGCACGAAGCACTCGATGGCCTCGGCCAGGAGCGTCGGGCGCTTATACGTGCAGCAGATCGCGGCGATCTTCATGCGATTCTCCTTTAAGCCAGGCTTCGCAGGCCCGCATCAGGCGGCTGCGATGGGCAAGATGTGCGGACCAATTGCGGCCGTGGATGGAATGCGGCGCGGGCAACTCGGTGACGGGCAAGCGATGCACGCGGTTCAGGCGGCCGGTGTAGCGCATTGCGGTGTAGCTGAAGAGAATGTCTTCGCCGTTACCGTCGGGTCTGCCTTCGCGCTGGATCAACTCGAACTCGGGCGCAACGTCGAAGAAGTCGGCGGCGTAGCGCCGCGACGCCACGAGTGCCCGCGTTAGCACCACGGGCACGTCGCCGTTGGCCACGTTCCGCGGGTCGTAGGAACCGTCGGCCTTGGGGCGACGCCCAAAGACGCCATGCAGCACGTCGGGGTCTTGCCGCCACGCGTCGTACAGGTCTCGCAGCGACTCGGCGGGCAATTCGAGATCGTCGTCCTGGATTAGAACGCATTGGTTCCGCGCCAAGCACGCCGCAGCGAAGCGGGTATAAAGGCCCAAGTCTTGTTCGGCGTTGATCACCTTGGCCCAGTCGTGGCGGAACCGCTCGGCCGGGTTGTTGTTCCAGACGATGGCCTCGGTGACGATGCCGCCGGCGCGCCAACCATCAATGATGCGGGCGACGTTCGCCGGGCGTTTCCAATTGAGAATGACAGCGGTGATCATGCGGCGGCCCTCCGTTCAATGGCCAGTAAATCAAACAGGCGTTGCCAGCCCGCCCAGATCACGTCGGGGCTGGCGAGTTCATTGACGAGCCGCTCGCGGGCGGCGTGGACGATCCGAATCCGCAGGTCTTCGTCATAGGCGAGCATGGCGGTGTAGTGGGCTAACTCTTCGTCGCACTTGCCGAGGAACCCCGTGACGCCGTGCTGAATCATTTCGCGCCAGCCCCATTCGTTCTGGGTGACGACCGGCACCCCCATCGCCATCGCCTCCAGGCCGACGCGGGGCCAGTTCTCGCGAGCGCCGCCATTGACCGGCAACGTGCAATGCAACTGGCGGAAGAAGTCCTGCGCCGTGATCGCCATCGGCTTGAGGCAGTCGGACCACGCCGGCGCTTTGCCGAGCTTGGCGTGCGTCTTCTCATCCATGCCGAGCATCAAGGCACGCTTGGGGCGATACTGGATGCGTTCGTAAATCGGCCAGGTGTTGCTCGACCACTTATCCCCATCGGGCCGGGCGGCGCGGCCGACGACGAAGGCTTCGCCAGGAGCATGCGGTCGCGGGTAGAAGGGCCATTCGTCGGCGTCAAACGCGCCGCGGATCAAATGCCCCTGCGCCGGCTGGTAGCCGAACTCGGCCAGCTGCGGTTCGAGCTGCCCGCGCTGAAAGTCGCTCTGGAACACGAAGGCGTCGAACGGTCCGCAACTGCGATAGAAGTCCCGTTCGGCGTTGAACAGCCAGGTCATGCAGTTGACCCACACCATGCGGCAGCCCAGTTCGCGCAGCCGCTTGGCGTTGGCCAGGAAAGCACTGTTGCAGAAGCTGACGACCGTACCGCCGGCCAGTCCAGACACCTGCTCCAGCGTCTCAGCGGTCGCCGCATGGGTGACGCAGCCGAGCGCATCGAGCCGGGTCTTCCATTTCTCGTCGGCACCCCATGTCGGGATGAGGTGGACCTCGACGCCGAAGCGCCGCCAGATCTTCACCGTGTGCCAGGCCTCGGTGCAGGCCCCACCGAGATCACCCGGATAGCCCATCAAAAACACTTTCATCGAACGGTTGCTCCTTAGGACGAACTGCCGGGCGGCGGACCACTCGACGGTGCGGAACTGGGTGGACTTGAGGATGTAGGTGGCGCGCTCGACGGCGTGGAACTCGTCGGCGGGCTGGATGGCGTATGCGAATCGCTAGACGAGGACGAGCTTTCGCTGGACGAACCTTCGCCCGAAGGCGTCGGGGGCGAACTGGATGTCGGTGGTGAACTCGACGTGGGCGGGCCGCTGCTGGGAGGCGAACTACTCGTTGGCGGGTTGCTCGAGTTCGGATCGCTGCTGGAATTGTCGTCGCTCGAAGTATCACCGCTCGATAAGTCGCCGCTGGACGACGGGTCACTGGATGACGAGCTGGCCTCGCTGGAACTGCTCGACGAAGAACTGCTGCTTTCACTCGACGAGGACGAACTGCTACTACTTGAATTGCTTGGCTCGGAACTAGACGACGAAGGCGCAGAGGAACTGGAGCTTGACGATGAACCGGAGCTCGAAGAGGAGCTTGACGAAGAACTGCTGCTCGACGAGGAGGAACTCGAAGACGACGAGCTCGATGGACTGCTGCTGGACGAACTGCTACTCGAAGATGACGAGCTAGATGAGCTGCTCGCGCTGTCCGAGGAACTGCTTTCGCTCGAACTCGACGACGACGGGTCAGACGAACTGCTGCTGCCCGATGACGATGATGACGAACTGGAGCTGCTCGAACTCGATGAGCTGCTTTCGCATGGCTCGCAGCATTCCTCACGCACCCACTCGCCACGCTCCACGCGAGTGGCGTTGTGGACTTCCACGGGCCGCTTCATCAGTTTGTTCTCGGCGAGGCACTGCACCTCGAACAGTTGCAGCGTGCTGTCGCTGCTGCTGCCGCTCGATGAATCGCAGCACACCGGCACGGTGCAAGGCGAACCCGGTTCCACGCTCCGCAGTTGGCCGCAGACGAACGACCATCGCTCGGTCGGGAACGTGATCGAGTCGCCGCTACGCACTGGGCAAGGAATGAGCACTTCCAGTACCGCCGACAGGCCTTGGCCGGGCGGACATGGTCCGCTGCTCGATGGCTCGCTGCTGGATGGTTCGCTAGTAGAAGATTCACTGCTCGATGACGGTTCGCTCGACGATGGCTCGCTGGATGATGATTCACTGGAACTACTGGACGAGCTGCTTTCGCTCGACGAACTGCTGCTCGATGATTCCGACGAAGACGAACTCGACGAGCTACTCGACGACGACGAACTACTGCTGGAACTGGATGACGAGGACGAACTGGATGAATCACAGCAACCTTCACCGAGCTGAACCACTTCCCATTTCTGGCTGTCGGCCAGCCATTTGGCCCAGCCATAAGTTCCGGCTGGCACACTCTCGGACTCGGCGCAACCGCAGTCGCCGCCCGATGTGCCGCCCGCTTGGCACACCTTGGGGCAAACGACGCCCATCGAGTCGTACAGCGTGAAGGGGCAATCAGCCTCGCACCACTTGGGCGTCCCGTCGGTCTCGCTGTACGCGATCCGTATCGCTTCGGCGCTGCCGCAGCGCGCGAGCGGCGTGAGCAATTTGAAGCGGCGGAAGTCCTCGGGGAAGTTGGACAGGCGAACGACCGCCCATTGTTTCCCGAGTCCCCCTTCGCGCCAGAGGATGCGGGCGGAACCAACGGGCCGGCTCAATAGCACCGTTGGATCGTCGTGCTTCACGTCCGCGAATTCATGGCATTCGTCTTCGACTTCGATGTACGCCGGACAGGTACCGCTGACCCAGGCGCGGCCGATCTTGCCGACGCGCAGCGGGTCGAGCAGGATCATGAACCGCCCGAAGTGGTCGGGATGCTTGGGCTTCACTCCGACCAGCGCCACCTGGTTCTTGAACTCCCGCAGGTGCGATCCAGGAGTGATGATCGGCGACGAGATGCCCAGCACATGGAACCGCAGCCGTTCTTCGCCGCTGCCGTTCCGCATCTTGATGATGTCAGCCTGCCGAATCTGATCGAGCGCGTCGGCGAGCTGGTCGTGCTTCTTACCCTTCTGAGCGCGGACTGTGTCCAAGAAGGAGTTCCACACCTCCGAAGAGAACTCCAGCGGCTGGCCGGTCTGGGTTTTCTTGAAGCGGTCGCCCATTAGGTTCCGATCCCCAGGCCTGAGAAGTCGCCATACTCGTAGACCTGCTCGACATAGGCCGCGATCGGTTTCTTGATGAGCGTTTTGGCTGCGTTATCCTCTTCGTCGGCGAACCGAATCCAGAGGTAGTGCCAGCCCTCCTTGCTCGCGACCACGATGTTCCCCAGGTGGAGATCGGTGACGTTCGGACTGGCGGCGAAACGGAACGTGATCTCCCAATCCTCGAAGCCGCGCTTCGCTCCGCTTGCGCCCAGGAACAGCACCTCACCGCGGGCGAACCCTTTGAAGGGCGCGTCGTTCACCTTCCCGGTCAGAAAGAACAGCGCCGCCTTGTAAGCGCCGGTGACCAGCGCATCGTCGATCTGATGTGTTTCGGTGAAGTTGTAGATCGGGACAGTAATATCTGTCCCTTCGATCTGATCCTGGTTGACGCCGATTGCGCCCTGGAAGTCAGGTGCGATCTCGCCGGGTGCGGCGTAGCGGCCGACCGTCGTCATGCTCTGGCTAATATGCTGGTTGCCGCCGCCGGTATCGAACGTGAACTGCGACTCGTCTTCGAGCTTCACGTACTGAACGGCGCATTCCCACACACCGCCGCCCACGGTGGAGATCGTGAAACTATCGCGTTTCAGCCCGTCGTAGAACGCGGGTGCCGTGGCCGCGACCAGCCCTTTGACGAGCAGATCGTCGTCAGTGCCCTGGACGACGTAGAGCAACTCCGTGTTCGGGTCTTCGCTCTCGGTCGCTTCGCGGCTGTTGTAACGTTCGTCGATGGTGATGGGCATATTTCATCCGTGCTACGGCGCGAACACGAGCTTCCCTTGCTTGGCCTGCGCGAGCAGGTCCTTGGTGTTGACCACGATCTGCTCGGCGGCGCGGGCCGTGCGCTCGGCCAGACTGTCGGCACCGAGGCCACGGGCAGCGAGCGCGTTGAATGTTCCCTTGGCCTCCACCTTCCGTTGCTCCTCGGCCAGCACGCCGCCGCTGGTGGAAAGGCTGTCTTCGACTTGCTTGAGCCGTTCGGGATCGCTAGTTTCGGCGGCAGCCCGCTTCTTGGCTGCTTCGGCGATGGCGTCCTGCCATTCCTTGCGCGCGCCGCTGAGTTCGCCCTCCGTCTCGGCCAGATCGTCGGCAAATTGCTGTTGGCGGCGGGCATGTTCCTCGGATTGCATGTCGCCGAGCGTCGATTCGACGCCGGCGCGGTCCCGCTCGATCTGTTCGCGGCGCTCCCTGCGTTCGCGGTCGCGCTGTCCGACGGCATCGAGCATTTGCTGGTCGGCTGCGCCGGTCGCATCGCTCACCTCGCGGTTGATCTGGTTCACCTCGGCATCGACATCGACCTCGTCGCTGAACAGCGACTTGAGCCGCACCCAGGCTTTCTTGATGAAGCCGATGGTGTTGTGCCAAGTGTGTGTGAGCAGGTTGGTGAAGACACTCCAGGCGTCGGCCAGGAACCCGACCGTTTCGGTCCAGCCGATTTCGATAGCCGCCCAGCCGTTGTTGAGAATCTTGGCGACGCCGAACACCGCGTCGGTCCAGAGGGAGAGGAAGAACTCTTTGGCCCCGATCCACAGCCCGTTGAGGAAGTGGATTCCACGTTTCCACTCCATTTTCAGAGTGAGCCAGACGATCTTCGCGGCCAGCGCCAAGTCGCCCGCCGCAAGCGCATCACCGATCCCCTGCCACGCCGCCAGGGCGTCGTTCTTGAGCGTCTCGAAGCGCTCCCCCAGCCACGTCAGTGCCTTGGCCCCCAGGCCGGACGCATATAAGAGGTACGCGCCGAGTGCGACCGCGGCGACAATTACCAGCCCAATGGGCGAAAGCAGCAGGGCGATGATCTTGCCCAGGATGGCGATGGCGGTGCCCACCGCACCCACGATGGTCACCACCGCACCAATGGCTGCGCCGAACCCCGAGATAATCGTTCCCAGAACAATCAGCGCCACGCCGGCCCCAACAACGGCGGCGGCAATCTTGAAAACGGTGACGACGAGGGCTTTGTTCTGTTTGATCCATTTGACGGCCGCGACCACAAACTTCGTGGCCTTGGCGACCAGGTCGGTCAGCATCGGAGCCAGCGCCGAACCGATGGCGAAGACACCCGCCTTAACCGATTTCCACAGGTCGTCCAGCGTGTCGCCAAATAGCGTGGCCGCTTGGGCATCGTCCTTGGAGATCGTCAGCCCCAGTTCGCGAGCCCGCTGCTGCAGTTCCTCAATCCCCTTGGCCCCGCCCGCCATCAGGGGCAGCAACTGCGTACCCGACTTGCCGAACACTTTCATCGCCATCGCCGCCTTGAGTGTCGGGTCTTCGATCCGCGATAGGCGATCTGCGATCAGTTTGAATTGCTGGTCGGGCGAGAGGCCGGCAAGCTGCTCGACGGTGAGGCCGAGCATGGCGAGATTTTCCTGCGCCGACTTCGACCCCTTGGCGGCATCGAGAACCGACGCCTGCATGCGCCGCAGGCCCCCTTCGAGCGTTTCGAGATTCGCGCCCGACTGGTCCGCCGCATAGGCGAGCTCGGAGAGAGCTTCGACCGCGACGCCGGTGCGATCCGAGGCCTTGTTGACCTGATCGCCCGCTGTGGCGAAGTGCTGCACCGCTGCCAACAGGGGCGCGATAACAGCGCCGCCGGCGGCAACCAGCTGAAAGCCCATCGTCTGCACGCTCGCCCCGAAGGCTTCGAGCTTTTGCGACGCCGAGCGCAGACCCTTCACCATCCGGCTGTCCCTGGTGAACAGCTCGATGTAGGCCGCGCCGGCCCGGATGGCTTGACCTGCCGCCATGCGTCACCTCCGGTCTACAAAGATGGTTTTCAAGGTGCGAACTCCGGTCTTGGCTTTCACGGGCTTCTTCCGCTCGTCGGCCAGCGGGTTGAACTCCGCGGGCGTGAACGGCTGGGGTTTCTTTTTCGGATTGCGATGGACGTTGGCGAGCATGGCGAGCAGCGCCGACGTGTGCTGCCACCCGTCGCGCCGCCGGGCGTCGGCCATCCAGACCAATTCCCGCAGTGTCAAATGGCCGGGCTCGACGCCGACGATGCCGGCGAGTTGCCAGATGAGTCGCCAGGCGTCAGCGCCGGTAACCCGTCCCCGTTGAGGATCTGTTCCAGATGCCGGTCGAGCTTCGGATCGTCCAACCGCTTGCTGGCCGTCTCGACCGCCTTCGTCTGAAAGGCCTTCAGCTTCGCGAGCGCCTTGGCCAGCACCTGACGCTTCGCCAATGGGAAAAAATCGACGAGTTCCTCCAAGAGGCAGGTCGTGCCGTGATCGATGGCGTCGCCCGCCATTGCGCGCCCGAAGTCTTCGTCGGTGACGCTCTTGGCATCCGCTTCGGGCTTGCACAGCACGAACAGCACGTCGCAGAGCAGCACCGGATCGGAGACCAGCTGTTCGATGAGCTTCCCCTCGACCGCTTCAAGCAGGTTGATGCTGAGCAGCGATTTCACTCGCTTGATGGCATCGACGTTAATCGCGACGGTCCAGTTGCGGCCGGCGTTGTCGTTGAACGTTTTCATGCGGTGACCACTCTCCTATCAGGCCGAGGAACTGCCTTCGCCGTTGATCCACTGGGGCGCATTGGCGGCGTAGGTCGGCTTGATGGTCACGTCGACCATGATCGCCTCCTCCAGCGCCTCGTTCCGCGTGAAGTTGAAGATGTCGAAGGTGGCCCGCAGCCCTTCCGAGTCGGGATCGCCCATATCGCCATCCATCACGGCGAACTCGATGGGCGTGTTGCTGAAGAACGCCTGCTGCATCGCCGAGAACCCGGCGTCGGCCGTGTCCCACACCATCTGGAATTCGATGCTGGCGTCCTTGAGTGTGCCGACAGTTGCCCGCCAGCCGCCGTTGGCGCGCGTCGTCACGTCGGCCTCGCCCTTTTCCAGGTTGAGCGTGAGGTCTTTGACGTTGGTGACCTCGGTCCAGATGGGCGACCCGAAGCTGCCGCCATTGCGATACAGCTTCGCGTCCATGCCGAGTCGAGTGGACATCGCGGTGTTCTCCTATGCTTTCACCGACCCGGCCCACAGCTTGGGCAGGCGGTCTTGAGTCTTTTCGAGTGCCGGTCCCATGAACGGCCGCTTGGGATAGCGCTGCCGCTTGTATCTGCCGCCATGCTCATGTGCGCTCCCCGAAGCACCGACCTTGGAGTGGTCCGGCCCGATCACAACCAGGCCTTTCTGCTTCTCCACGTCGAACATGATCGCGCCGCGTAGCTGTCCCCTGCGGGTGCTGGGCGGCTGACCTTCGGGGCTCGCTTTCTTGCGCTTGCGGATGCTGCGCTTCGCGGTCAAACGAATCGCCGCGCCGGCGTGGCCGAGGCTCTTGAAATTGCCTTGTTTGGCTTTCGCCAGCACCTTTTTCGTTTCGTCTTTGGTTTTGACCTTCGTGGCGATCATCGTTACCTCGCCATGCGGAAGGTGAGAGTCAGCACGCTCGTGAATTGCCGTAGCTCGTCGAGGTGCTCCTGGGAATAGACCGGCGCGTTCTTCACATCCACGCAGCGTGCGCCAGGGAAGCTCGACAGCGGCTCGGCACGAAAGTGGTCGGCGATTTCCTCCACGAGCGTCATCAGCGCGTCGAGCGACTCCTGCCCCATGTCGGTCTTCTTCTGCACCGCCAAATCGATGTCGTAGCTGAACGAGTCCCGCTTTCGGTCGAGCGACGTGCTGGCGATCCCGCGCGGCACGACGGTGACGTGCAACGTTTCCATGTCCGGCAGTTCAAACGACGGCGCGTACAGCCGGGCCGCAGAGAGCGGTTGACTGAACGTGGCCGCATTGAGTTGGGCAACCACGGCATCGGCGATCTGAATGATCGTGGCCAACTACGCTGCCTCCGTCGCGATGAGCTTGGTGTGAATTCGCAGCGTCTGCCGATACGGATCGCTGTAGCGCCAGTGCTGTTCGCCGCCGAGTGGCAGCACCTCATAGGTGTGCTTCTGGCCGGCGGCGATCTCCTCGATCCGATCCCCTTTGGCTGGGAGCGTTTGATTGCCCGCCAGCACGACGTCCGCCGAATCGATCAAGTAATCTCGAACTTGCAGGCGGACGATCACGCCCGCGCCGTCGTCCTGCTCAAACAGGGTTCTGCCGATGGTCGCTTTGACGACCACCGAATCAACGCCGCGCCAGTAGGTCACATCGACGGTGCGGTGCTTTTTTCGCTGGTCCTCCAGCCAGGCAGAACTTTTGCTGAGCAGATCGGCCACGGCTTACACCCCGCTGCTCGAGGCGCTCTCGGTCGGCACCGCGCACGGGCACAACCGCACACGAACCGTCGCGTCGGCATCGGCCGCCGCCTTTACAACCTTGCCAAGCAGCTTGTAAGCGCCGCCGCCGTCGTCGGTCACCGCGACCTTATTCACGGAGTCCCAGTAGGCCAGCGCCCCGACGGCGAATGTCACGCCGCCGTCCGCCTCCTTGGCGAAGTCGAACACTCCAATGACGGCGAGCGCACCCAGGACGTTGGCCTTGATGTCGAGCGAAGCAACGCCGACGAGATCGCCTTGCACGATCACGTCGCCGGCGGTCACATCCGCGCTGGGGGTGTAATCGATGGTCTTGCCATCGTGAACGAACTCTGCGGTTGCCATGTGGCTTCTCCTTCGAGTGGTTTACGCCTCGCCCTTGGCCTTGATGCCGGCGAGCCATTCCGCGAAATCGACGCCGAAGTCGTGGTAGCCGCGGAACTGCACGCCCAGCGTGTTGAAGTCCGCCTCGGCCATATCGACGGTCGGCGTCTGCACACCGTCGAGGAAGCTGACGACGACCGCCGACAGCACGGTCGGCGAACGGAGCAGATACCAGGCTTTCGCGGAATTGCCCGTGAAGGTCGCATCGCTGAGCCAATCAACGACGACCGGCCGATACTTGCCGGCATGGATGTTGTCGCTCGGGACCGAGTCGTTTGACGAAGCGCCGCCGGTGTTCACGGTCGTGCTCTGGTACAGTCGCTGCGCGATGAACTGCAGCTCGGGCGGAACGAGCAAGATGGATGGGAGGCCTCCGATCCGTTTGCCGTCGGGCGACTTCAGTTTGCGAAAGGCCAGGATGCCCGCCTGCAACCCGGTGCCGTTGATGTCGAGCGCGGTGCCGGCACCCTTGATGAAGTTGCCGCGCGCTTCGGTGAAGAAGGTCGCGTTGTTGATGTACCGCGACCAAAACACGTTGTTGAAACTGCGAGCCGCGCCGGCACCGAGCCGCACCCGCAAGTCCTCGAATGCGCCCAGATCATCGTCGATGATTTTGTCCCGCGTGAGCGAGAACATTTTGGCGTAGGTCCGCGCTTGCCGGGTGTACGACTCTTCCGATAGCTTGCCGTGCTTGATCTCGCCGGTGGGGCCCAGCTCCTCGTACTCCATATCGTCGAGCATTCGGTAGCTGGTCACCGTCTTGAAGTCGCCGACCGTGCGAGTGATCGAGACATCACGCCACGATTGATCCTCCTCCATGAACCCAGCCAGCAGTTCCTTGTTGGCGACGTTCGAGAGGATGTTGGGGAGAGAGAGCGTGCTGAACGCCGCATTGATCGGCGCGAATGCCGCGCGGAACATATCCGGCAGCGTGGCCTTGGTGACGACCGAGCGGCCGACGTAACCGTTGGCCTGGGCAGCCATCAGGATCATCTCGTGGAGGCCCAGCTGGCGATAGTTTTTGTCGGCCGCCTCCAGCGTTTGTTCGGAGAACAGCTTCTCGCGACCGGGCGTGCGGAGTGTGCCGCAGAGCGCCGCTTCGATCACTTCGGCCGCGATAGGCCCGCTTGTGCCAGCGGCATGAATAGCCGGAGCGCGGGGGCGCTCCTCGCGCATGACTTCCAGTTCGGTGCGGGTCGCATCCCACCCGTCGCCGATCGCCTTGGCTTCGATGATGGGATGCCGACCTGCACAGAGCTTGCGAATGGCTCCAACCCGCGCCGTCTCGGCCGCGAGCTCGGCCCGCAGTTCCGCGACGGCGGACGTGGCAGCGCCCTTGCCTCCGGGCTTCTGCGTGCCGTCATACATCGCCTGCAGGCTGGCCGTTTGCTTGTCGTCCAGGTCGTCGGTGACGAATCCCTGCGCCTCGATCCACTGGGTGAATTCCATGTCCGTCTTCTCCTTCGAAGTTGCGGCCTTCGCCGCGATGTTGACGCTGGTGTCTCCGTCGGCACCGTTGGCGACGATGGCGACATGCTTCAGCCGCGAACGACGCACGAGCAGAAAGCTCGACGACTCGGCGCGGATCGTGCGGCCGTTGACGACCACCTGCTTCCCCTTGGCGATCCGCTCGGTTTCCAGGGGCTCCGCGCCGACGCTGGCTTGTAGCGGCACGCCTTCGCGATGCAGATCAATCACGCGCAGCGCCCGCTCGCTGGTGCGCGAGAGGGTTCCTTCGACGGACAGACGCCCGTCGCGCCGCGCGGGAGCACCGCTCCCCAGGACCGCTTCGATGCGGTTCTCGTGATCGGCTAGAAGCGGAATACGGTCGGGCGATTCGATCCCTTCCACGTCGAGGACGACGGGGCCGAAACCGGCAACGGTCATCAGACCGCCGCTGTACGCATCGACTCGCACCAGCGCCGGTTTGTCGTCGCTGGCTGCAGCCTCGATGGTCAGATCGACCGGGCTGACGAATCGCATTTCACGCTGGTCATGCGGCATCGGCGGGCTCCATTTCTTCGTCGGCGGGTTCTTCCGCGGGCGAGGTTGTGGGCTGCGCCGCCGCTGGCGCGAGGCCAAGTTCGCCTAGCAGCGCGATTTCCTTGGCACGCTGGCGAATCTGCGATTCCCAGTCCTGGCCGCGCCGCGCGTATTCGTCGGCGAGCGTGGTCGTATGATTGGCAAGGCGCGTCGCCTGCGCCGTCGCTTCCTTGGCGGGATCAACGTGCTCGTGCCCGTCCCAAAACCACTGGTGCGGCCATTCGGCGATAGGCGGCAGGCCCGAAGGAAAGAGGCCTGGAATGAGAACCGCCTCGTCCAGCCAGGCGGCGAGAATGCGATCCAGCACTACGCATTCGAGGTGCGATTGCTCGACGCGGATCGCTTTGAAATACGTCTGGTGGTCGAGGCGACCGGAGGCGTAGTTGTATCCGCTGCTATTACAGGCCGCGATGTTATACGGCATGTTGAGGCAGCGGCTGATTTCGTTCAGAAGTTCGCGTTTGAATTCGCCATAGGTGGTCGCGGGCTGCTCCGCTTCCATCTGGCTCATCTTCCAGCCGCCCGGCATCGTCAGGAGGGCACGCTTCTCGAGTTCGATCGGCTCGAACGGTTCGGCAGCGTCCGCTTCGCCGTTGGCAGGCGCGTCGGTGTAGAGGATGCCCGCGAAGTCGGCGGCTGTTTCCGCCGCTGCGAGTACCGCGAGCGTGAAGCGCCGCAGCTGCGCGAACAGCGGTAGCGCCGGCATGAAGTCGGGGATGCCGCGGGCCTGGCCCGGCCGGTCGGCGCGGAACCAGTGGATCATCGATTCGACCGGAACCTTGTCGTAGGTCCGCGCTGCCAGCGATGTCATGTCGCCGGGATGCTCTCGCAGGACGTGATACTCGGTCGGGTTGCCGGCAGCGTCGAATACGATGCCGTCGATGGAGTTCGGATCGGCGCGAAACAGATCGGGTGTGCATACTTGGTCCGCCTCAACGAGCCGCACATCGAGTTGAATGGCAGTCGGCAAGGCGGGGTTACTCGTCAGAATGCCGAACGCCTCGCCATCGGAAGCGCGGGCCATTCGCATGGTGCGGAGCTTCTCGGCCAGCCCAACCGCCTTCGACCACCGCATAAAGGCCTGCTCGATGCGGCTGTTGGCGTCGGAGTCGGTGGTGAGAAGTTGCAGCCGCGGGCCGGTGCCCACCACATCGTTGGCGAGCGTGAGTGCAATCCCGCGGGCGTAGCTGTTGTTGGCGACTTCATAGCGGGCCCGGTTCCGCAGCACGCGGCGCACGTCGGGACTGTTGGCAGCGTTGGCCGAGAGGCCGTCGGCATTCGACCAGTGGCGGCGGTTGTCGGGATTCGTCGCCGCTGCGTCGTACTTGGCGCGCACGATCCGCACCGCCCGGCTGGTGGTCGGGGTTGTCGGCTTCGACGAAAAGAGGTTGGTGAGCCAGCCCAGCACTACTCTGCCCCCGGTGGAACAAACTTGTTGAGCACCAGGCCGCGCCGCTTCGACTTGGCGGCTTCCTTCGACGCGATATACTTATCCGCCGCGATCTGATCAGGGAGCTTGTGCTGCTCCATCGAGCCCGAGTCGCCGGCGGCTTTCGCCGGGCCTTGGGCGTTTTCGCGGATTGCGTCTTCGAGTTCGTCGGCCATCGCGGTTGCTTCCTAGGAAGACAACCAACCGGGCGAGCGCACGAAAAAAGGCCACGCGGGGATGCGGCCCCGCATGGCCTTGTTGTGCGCTGGTTTCACCTTCGATGATCAGTCGTCGGCGTCGCCCGATTTGGTTGTATACTTAAAGCTTATAACCAACCTACCGATGGTGAACACCGCTTAAAGAGCGGAAAGCAGAAATCGTTACACATCTAGACCTGTTGGCTGACAAGTCATCGCAACAAGTTCCCAGATGAGACTTGAAGGTCATGAATATAACTGCCGAGAGCCCGCATTACGTTATCCTCTTCAGCGTCTAAACCCATTCCAAAAATTGCGCGAAGTGCCGTATCGCAATCGACAGCGGGAACTATCTTTCTCTTTGTATAGTCGAAGCCTCGAACTGTGATAATCTGCTTCACTACTTGTTCTAGGCACAGCAGGCGGTGCTCTAGGGACTGAGCAATAGGTTTGCACGCTTCGGAACTCGCGAGGCATCGAATAGAACGCTTGTCCCCAGTCACGACAATCACACTAGACAATTCAGAGGCAGTCGCGAACAACTGAGCCTCGCCAGCATCGATTGCGGAAAGATCCTCAAACATCAGAAGCAACTCATTTCGAGCCGCCGGGATTTCTCCCACGTTTTGCTGGAATTCCAGAATTCGATGAAATGTCTGTTTGCCGATCTCCTGCTCTATTCGAGCGCGTCGCTTTTCATTTGTGATTCCGAAGCGATGCTTGAACGAACTCAAAATCTGGACAGATGCCCGCGTCGAATCTAAGGACGCGAGAGCATCATCCAGGAGATCGCAGGATGCCAATTTAGAGATGGCGTCATTGTCCAGAAAGAGTGGCGTCATGTCCGATGTTTCGGCGAACTGACACGCATGAGAAATTCCGAACTGTCCTCTGGTATCCCGCTCCAGTCCAAATTCCCAGCCATCTTTTCGTGGATTAACTTTGTCGCATCCGGGTGAGGGCAGATCAACTTTAACGCAGCATTTCCCAGTGCATGAAAAGATGGGCCCCTAAAATTTGAATAGTTTAGCACTATATGGCCAGGATCGATTTGGTGAATTCGGCCATGCGCCTTTGCTGCGTCTGCCAGTTCTTTGGCGTTCGGCCAACGTCCTGGCGAACTAAAACGGCAGTTCGAATCGCCAGTAAGTATCTCGGTCGCTGTAGCATTAGCTTCCGTCTCTTGGACATCTGTGCTGTCCTTAGCGATATGCTCATCAACCAAGACTCCATTCTGCGACACATGTCCTCGCACGATATGGCCTAACTCGTGCGCAAGAATAAAAAGCAACCATGCCTCTTGCTTTGCATTCTTGCACAAAATGATCACAGGTCGGCCGTCGACCAATGCTGCCATACCGTCCATCTTCTTCGTAGCTCTAGGAAAACTGGCTACGTGAAGGACAGGAATTCCACGGCTCCAACACCAATCGAGAAGGCTTTCGAGGCTCACCCATGGAGCGCCTGCGCGTAGGATATCTTCGCGGATTTCGGACCCGTCAGCAGGTATCGTTCCCTTCCAAGGCGTCTGAATAGACGCCGCCGCGATTTGGGCGGCACGCGTGCAAATGGAGCGTGCAATGGCAAGATCGTCTGCTGAAACGCCTTGAGTCTTCTTGAAATTGCATGGACCAAAGTCACGCAACTCAAGGGGTGCGGATTCGTCCTGCAGGCTCGTAAGGCTTAGACCAAGATGTCTAGCTAGAAGGAGAAGGCCTTCTTGGTAGCCTGATTGTGTTTGAGCGACGCTATCTTCCCACCAACTTGGCAACACCGTATTTTGGACAAACGGAGTGTCAAAGCCGACGGCGCGCAGTCGCTGATAGAGCCCTTTCATCGGATTTTGCGCCGCGGTTGTCATAAGTCGTTTCCCCCTTTGCTCCAACCTTCGCAATCGCAACTTTTGATCAGCGAATATTTACCTCCACGTCCTTGAAAAGGACGACGTGTTAAACCACGTAATTCTAACGCCGAATTGAACTTGCGTCAATTGCCGGTTCCGATCACGCGTTCCCAGGTCGTGATTCGTTGCCCGCAGTGTCGGCACTCTCTACGACGAACAACCTTTCCACCCCAGGCCGAGCGAGTGTAGACAACCCAGAAATGTCTGCAGCCACAGTTGTGGCATTGAAGGCCGCGGTCGCCATCACGGGGCATCTTCTGATCGTGCTTCACAAATGCTTCCTCCGTTGAAGTTCGGCAAAACTAATCCGCTCACGCTTGACCGGTTGAACGGCTCCGCCGGCCCCCGCCAACACTGCCCCCTGAATCGACGCCGCTGCAGCACATCCAACGAGGCCGTCAAACCAGTGGTTGTCGCCTCTCTCTGGTCGCATCTTCCATTCGTCAACGGTCCGCCCGCGGCCTTCGGTTTTCACGCGGTACTCGGACGTTAGATGCTCGACGAAGAGACGGTGCTGTTCCGGGCCATCGCCGAAGATGGAGAGACAGCCACGGTCGCCCATCGGCACCACAAGCCGAGCGTGGACGAACGTCTTCCAGAAGTTGGTGTCGTACACGACGTGGCGTACCGCGCGCTTGCCGGCGACGTTCGGCATCCGCCAGTTGTGGCCGACGCGATCACCTGGTCGGCGCTTGTACTCAGAAAACGGCTGGCTCGACGCGCCGACGAACCGTCCGTGGCTGGGCATGACGACTCCCGCGTGCGCCGACTGCCGGCAGAATTGGTAGACCACATCCGTACTCGATCCCCAGTTGGCGTCGATCAGACAGCGTTCAACCCGCAGCATCGCCCCGTCGTCGCGTCGCCATTCGCGTCCAAGATAGGAAGTGGTGAGCTGCTCGAGGCCAGCGTAGATGGCCCCTTCGATGCCGCTGGCCTTGGTCGCTAGCGGCAACGTGAGCCGTGCATCGCGGAGTGTGAAATACGGTCGCTGCTGGTCGGGGAATGTACCGTAGTCGATGACGTATCCGGTGAAGTCGTCCTCCCATGCGGCGACCACGAAGAACAGCAGGTTCGCCTGCACGTCGATAAACATGGTGACGTGGTTGCAGCCGACTGGCACGGCGCGGCGCTGCATTCGATTGGTCTTGCTGGCAATCTGGTCAGCTGAGAGTTCTTCAGACTCGGACGTTTCCGCAGGAAGCGGTTCGTTCTGGTACTCCGCGAAGAATGCTGCTTCGTCCTGAAGGCGAAGGTTCATCGCATGCTGGATCGCAGATAGCTCGTCGTGGTTGAATCGCTCGGGCCAAGCGATCTCTGCGCCGGCGTCCATCGCCTCGCGATCGGCAGCATAGAACTCGGTTGCCAGACGAATGTCGCCGTGGGCGCGGAGACTTTCGCCACGCAATTCACCGTACCGCTGCCACTTCTTCTCTTCGACTGGGAACGAGTAAACCATCTTCGTCCGCTCGCCGTTCCACTCCGGGTGCTTGTCACGCGAGAGGATGTTGTCCGCCATGTCGCCAGGACGAATCACCGTGCAAGGCATGATCCCGCTGATCTTCTTGCCTGGTCCAGCCAAACCGAGAATGGCACCAGCCAAGATTCCCTCGCGCGTCGCGCACTGCGAAAGCGAACGAGCGGATTCGTCGGTCTGCGGATCGTCCCCTCCCACGACCTGTGTGGAAGCGAAAGCTGATTGCAAATCGGCGTACAGAATAATCGTGCCAGTGTTGGCGTCGGGTTCGATCTCGATGCGCTGCACGAAAGCTTCCACCAATTGCCGATCGGCCAGGGTGATTTCGGCCTTCGCAGCAATCGCATCCAGTCTCGCCAGTTGCTCACTGGCCCAATCGCGTAATTGCTGTTGAGTGAGCGCCGGTCGCGTCGTCGCGTCGCTGGCCTTCTGCTGGCTCATCAGCGCGTCGCGCTTCCGCTTCAGTTCCGTCAGCACGGTGTGAATGTCATCCAGGCCGTCGAAGGTCGGGTCGGCGAGCAAGGCAACGGTCGTCTTGATGCGGCGGTTGATCTGGTCGAGCTCGCGCCGTTGCTCCGAAGCGTTGGTGGCCGCAATCGGCTTCGAGACGGATTTCACAAAGGCGTCGATGGCCTGCTTCCGCGTCTTGGCGTCGCCCTGCAACACCTGGCCGATGACCTTCAGCACGAACTCATCGAGCGCCGGCCCCGGAATACGAACCAGGCCGCAAACATTCTTCCCGTAGCGATGGTAGCCGGAGCAGGTGTAATGCCGGTAAGGACCGCCAAGTCCCGGCTTCCGCCGGTGGTCGCGGACGGTCGTGAAGCTCATACCGCAGCGTTTGCAAACGAGCAGCGTCGAAACCAGCGTGCGCCGCACCGAGCGGGCTTTGCCGCCGGCGTCCCTGCGTTTCAGGATGCCCGCCTGAACGGCGTCGAACGTCTCCTTGGAAACCAAAGGTTCGTGAACGTTGGGGACGATGATCCAGTCCGACTCCTGGTTCTTAAAGTTACCGCGTTTGCCCTTCTTGGCCTTCAGCTTGCCGTTGGCGTCCATGCTGAACAGCGAGCCGCTTGTCCGCTTGTTGTAGGCCAGCGCTCCGTAGTACACCGGCGACCGCAGCATCTGCGCGATGTTGGACGTGTTCCATTTGAATCCGAACATCGTCGGCACGCCTTCTTCGTTGAAGCGCTCCGCGATGTACTTGAACCCGTAGCCCTTCGCGCTGAGGTCGAACATGCGCTGAATCGCTTGGACGTGCTCCGGCGTGCTGGGCGTATAGCGCACGATGTCTCCCTTCGCCTTGGCCACGTAAACGTCGCCGGCAATGGTGCGGACCAGCTTGCCCTCGGCGTCGAATTCGAGTTTGCTGCCATCGGCCATCCAACGCAGCGTGCGGACGACTTTGCCATCCGGCGTGACGTGCTGCTTGTCGTAGCCGTAAGGCGGTTGCCCGCCCGGCGCGCTCTTGCGTTCGCGGATGTTGCTGATTTGACCGCGAATGGAATCCCGCGCGAGCTTCACCGAGTACTGCCGCGCTTGCCAGGACTTCACGCCCTGAATGAGTTCGCCTTCGTCGCCCTCGGGAATGCCGTCAGCGGTGAAAACTACATCGACGCCGGCGAGCCGCAAGCGATGCAGGTAATACCCGGTCTCATTCGTTCCGCCGCGCGAGAAGCGTGAAATGTCATAGCAGAGAATGGTGTCGAAGTCGCGACCGTTCTCGGCGGCAGCGATGATCTGTTCGAACGCATTGCGGCCCTTCGCGCTGGTGCCGGAGATTGCGTCATCGATGAACCACCGCACGATGCGGTAGCCATGCTCCTTGGCCCATTTCTCGACGTAGGCCTGCTGGTCGGGGATCGAGCGCTCCTGCATGTCGGTGCTGCGGCGGGCGTAGCCGACCGCAGGGATGCCACTAGAATTACGAGTAGCCATTGCTTCCCTTTCCAATACAAAGGGTGGTCTTGGTCAGAGCCGCTTCGGCGTTGCGCGTCCGAGCGGCTCGTTTCGTTCACGAACCACCACAGTTACCAGGACATCGCCGCAGTCATCCAGCCGGTACCAGCGCGCGCGGGTGGCCTGCGTTCGCGTCGCCGGGCCGGTCGGACGAGCGGTCCAACCGTAAGAAAAGGCCGCGTCGTGCGGCCTCGTGGGCGACGTGGTGGCGAACCGGGGCATCAGATGCCGGCCGTGGTGGCCACTGCGAACTCCCCGTCGCGCGGGCGGCGCTTGGCCGCACCACGCCAGCCTTTGATCGCGCGGAACAACCGGCACTTGGCGGCGATCTCCCGTTTGGTCGGCAGGTATTCGAGCGTTCCGTTCGTCGCCCGCGTCCATCGCCCGCGATCTACCCACCGGCCTTCGATCTGCCACTGGCGGACTTGGCCTGTCAACATCTTCTGCTCGTCCATCGTTCTGGCTCCCAATTATGTGGTTTCGGCGGGCGGCCATTCCGCCCGCGGGAGTCACACAGGAGCCAGCAGTTCCGAAACATTGCAAGTCAATCGCTGCCAAATTGCTGAAGATTTTCATCTAGGCTTCATCCTCGTCGACAAGTTCCGCCAGGGCGTCGTTCCACGGCAATCGGCCATCGCGGATCGCGGCCTCGATCCGTTTGAAGAACCGCCATTCCCACAGCGGGACGATGGCGACGTCCTCGCGCTTGTACCGCCGCACGATGATCGGCTCGTCCGTATTCGCCACGTGCTGGCAGGCGATGCCCAGCCCGTCACGAAGGTGCGTAATGCTCATCTGGTGTTCGGTGGCCATAAAAATTCGGACATGTACAAGAATAAAACACTGTCCTGATTTGCGACTGTTCCCGCACGCCTCGGGAAGACGGCCTCGGCGGGGAAGTACCTACGCGACTGTCCGGTTCGAATAGTGACCACCTGGCCCGACCATACGCCACACGGGCCAACGTGGCGCGACGGGTGGCCTCGGTCGTACCCATCAACCTCGCGTGCTTGCGCTTCGCGCGCTACGCATACAACCCGGCCCCGGGCGTGCGTTCGCGCACGCACCGGGGGGGTACGGGGGGGCGCGCGTACAGAACACACAAAGCGCATCACCTCTCCTCCGGTTGCGGTTCGGTGGCGAACTGCACTGGATGGGTAGCACCGAATTTCCAGCGGTGAATCAACCCCTGCGACTCGGCCTGCTTGAGCAGCTTGGTCGCCTTGCGTTCCGACAAGCCGGCATCCATCGCCGCCTGCGTGAGGGCCAGGATCGTGGCCGGCGTCGAGCCGACGAACGACTCGGCGAACCGCTCGACGTCCCACTCAGGCTTGGCCGGCGCGTCGGGGGCGACGGGTTTGGGTTCCTTGCGCCGTCGCGGGCGCTCAGGCCGCAGGTCGGCCGGGTCGAGCGAGTCGTCGGGGGTCCAGACGGGAAACGTCCACCGCAAGCAGCGCGGCGACAACGGGGGCCAGGACCGAACGGCAGCATCGAGCACGACCACGTCGTCCTGCTCATGCGGCCGCAGGATCAGGTGGGTATCGGTGGCCCGCGACTGCGAGCCCGCGCCGGCCCCGACGTCGGTCACGCTCTTGCCCGACTGGTTCCCCTTGCTGCTGTGATGCACCAGCGCGAAGGCGCACCCCAAGCGGGCCGCGAACGAGTCCAGCACGTTGTAGACCTGGGCCATCGTCCCGTTGTCGTTCTCGTCGGTGTCGCGCGGCATGAATCTGTAAAATGCATCGAGCACCACGAGCTTGAACCGGCCCGGCGGCAACTGCTGGAAGTATTCCCCCAGGCCGAAGATGTCCTTGAGCCGGCCCCGCATGTTGGCGACGAACACGCGGTCGGCGACTTCCTCGAGCACAACGTCGCGGGCCTGCATCACCTTGGGGATGCGATGGGCGCTCGTCTCGCGGTGCAATTCGTTGTCGACGATCAGCACGTCCCCCCGCTCACACGCGAACGTATCAAGCCAGGAGCGTCCGGTGGCGACCGCCAGGGCCAGATCGGTCACGAGCCAACTCTTGCCGACTTTGCTGGTTGCGATCACGTTCATGGTTTCCCCTTCCCGCAGTAGGCCGTGAATCACCGGCCGGCGCAGGTCGGGGTTCTCGTTGATCAGTTGGCGAAGGCTCTTGACCGCCAGGGAAAGGGGCAGGTTGTTGGCCTTCGCCTCTTCCTTGGCGACTTGTTCGAGGCGGTCGAGCAAGGCGCGGCGCTCGGGGTCGATGCACTCCTCCGGCGCGGGCGGGCCCTTGATCGTGGCCGGGTTGATTTCCGCGCCGGCCCACCGCCGCACCCGCTCGGCCCAAGGTTGCATCACCAGCAGGCGAATTGCCTCATCGAGAACTCCCCGGTCCTCGAACTTCTCCCAGCACTGGGCGGCAAGCTCGAAGGCCTGGACGCGGCCCCGATGGCGGGCGGCCTCAACGTCGTGCCCCGCGCGGTAGAGCACCTGCTCGGAATCGAATTCGGGATTCCCGTACAGCGCGGCGCTGGGAACCAGCACCTCGGCGCGCTCGCGGGCGTTGCGGCGATCCTGCCAGGCGGCTTCAATCAATTCGCAGTCGGGGATGTCCCACTCCGCGACGACGTTCGCCGCCTCTACGAAGGCGGATCGATAGGCCCGCTCCGCTTCCATCAACAGAGGCGTGGAGGAAAAATCGGGACCGTCGTTGTAGAACCGCACCGTGTCAGCCGGCAGCGTCAGCGTTGGCATGCTCGCCCTCCATCCGCTTTGCTTCCCACTGGGCGAGCAGCCAAGCGGCGAGCGCCTCGACGCGCCGTTGGCGATAATCCTCATTCTCTTGGGGCGCGCAAAACGCCACGCGCACGTCGTAGTTGCCGACGCGCTCCGTCGTTTCGGGCATGACCGTTCCTCCTTTGCCGAGTGCTGCGGGAAGCAGCGAGAGGGGCGCGGCGGCCCGCAGGGGTCTGCCTGCGGACCGCGGTCGCCAAGCGGCGAGGTCGGTCGGTGGATCGGTAGGTTGGTTCGGTGGGGGGCGGTTGGATGACTACGGGTATCCCGAAGTGAGAAGCGATCAGGCTTCCCCCTTGGCCTTGTAGGCGGCACGGTGATCGGCCAGGGCCGCACCGAAATCGTGATACACCCGCCACGATGCGGCCAGCGTGTTGGGGTCGGCATCGAACCCGAAGAACTCGACGGTGGGGGACTGCTTCCCTTGGAGGAACGCAACCACCAGCGCGGCGTCCGCCGGGCCGGCGAACAGATACCACGCCTTGCCGCTCGTGCCGTCGAACCGCTCGTCGTTCGACAGACGCGGCTCGACCTCTAGCGACACCGAATTCTTCAGCGCGTTGCCGGTCGGCAGGTCGTTGTTGGCCCGCTGGATGAAGTCGCTGAGCAGCAACTCCTTGGCGGTCTGTTGCAACTCCGGCGGCACCAGGAGCGTGCGCGGCCGGATGTCGAGGTCGCGGTTCTCGTCGTCCCGTTGCGCCAGCATCTTGGCGATGCCGGCGGCGAGCGAAGTCGAACCGAGCACCGTCCCCGCGCCGGCGTCGTAGTTGCCGTGGCCGGTGCTGAAGAAGTTGCCGGTGTTCGCCAGCAGCACCTTGTAGACTAGGTCGGAGAGCGAACGCATCGCGGCCCGCCCCAGCGAGCGGGCCGTGTCGTCGAACAGGCTGAGGTCGTCGTTGATGATGTCCCGCCGGTCGATGCTGAGCATCTTGGCGAAGGTGTCGATGGAGAAACCGTACATCGCCTCCTTCACCGAGCCGTGCTTGATCTCGCCGCCGGGCGGAAGCTGCGTCAACTCCCCGGTATCGCTGATGCGGATGCCGGTGTGTTGCTTGAAATCGACGGCCGACTTCACCGAGGCGAAGGCCCGCCAGGTGGCCGGCGACTCGGTGTAGGACTCGAACAGCAGCTTGTTGGCCGCGTCCCCCAGGGCGGTCGGCAACGAGTAGGTGGAGAGCGCCGCCTTGATCAGCCCGTCGCGGCCGTGCGGGGCGTCGCGGCCGTCGATTACGAGCGCCGCACGGCACAGATCGACCAGGTTCGTCGCCCGCAGGTCGCGGGCCCGCTGCGCGGCTTCCGGCCCCAGGTGCTTCTCGGCCAGGTGCTCGCTGTTCATGTGGGCCAGGATCGCCGCCTCGAGCACCAAGCGCGAGGCGGGCTCCTCGCGGGGGTGCGTCGAGAGCGGGATCGGCCGCCGCGCCCGCAGCACTTCCAGTTCCGTCCGCTGAGCGTCCCAGCCCTCGGCGATGGCCTTGGCTTCGATGTTGCCGAACCGCCCGCCGCAGGCCTTGCGGATGGCGTGGATGCGAGTCGTTTCCGCCAGGGCGTCGGCCCGAATCTGCTCGGCGGTGAGCGTTTCCGTTTGAGACATGTTTTGCTCCTTCCCGTTGGCCGCAATCGAGACCGACGTACCGGCGTCGGCCCCGATGGCGACGATGCTGACCTCCCGCAGCACGCCCGCACGCACGAGCGTGAACCCGCTGGCCGGCGCTTTGAGGGCGCGGCCGTTGACCTCCACCGTCTCGCCGCCCCGCACCCGCTGGTAGTCGGTGGGTGCGACGCCGACCGATGCCTGGAAGCGGAACCCGCCCTTGGCCAGATCGACCACTTGGCGAGCCGCATCCGTTGAAGGCGTGATGGTGCCTTGCACCAGCAACTTGCCGTTGGCGACCACCGCTTTGCCATGCCCAACAATGCCGGCTAGCGAAGCATTGTGATCGGCCAGGATGCTCACCTGCTCGGCCGAGGCGTCGATGCCGCCGAGTTCAATGGCAACCGGGCCCCAGCCGGGCACAACCATCAGTCCGCCGGTATAGGCGACGATGCTCACCGCCGGCGACTTGCCCGTTGCCTGAATCTCGACCTCTGCGGCCGAGAGCAAAAGTTCATCAATTGCAACGGTCATTTCACCACCTCCTGGGGCTCAAGCTTAGCGCCCTTGGGGTAAAACCAGACGTAGGCGTAATCATCAGGGTCTTCGGCGGGTTCGATCACCGTCGCCAGTCCCAACGGGTCAAAACTCAACCCGACGCTAACGCCGTAGCGCGCGGCGGCGACGCGATGTGCTTTGACACATTGGCCAAATCGCAGATTGCATACCCAGCAGAAGTGCGTCCACGAACCCCAGTACTCATGCTCATAGAGCCATTCGGCGGCTGCATCGATGTCCTCCTTCTCCCAGAACATGATGTGGATGGACGGAACGTAATCGACGTTGCCCTGGTCGTCGGTCACCAGCGAGTGTCCGCGGCGGGGATTGCAGATGCCCCGCTCGACTAGGTGCTGCAGCATCGGCTCGTCGCACTTGAGCCCGCGCAGCCGCAGCTCGCGGAACGCTCCTTCGGTGTGCTTCGGGTACTGGAGCGACGAACTCGAGTTGTAATGGTTCGGATTGGGAATGTCCGAACCGGGCAACAAACTGATCAGGTGATTGAAGTCTTCCCGCAGCCAGTAGTAGCGCTTCTTGCTTTCCTGCCGCGCGGGCAGTTCGTCAGTCAGCTTTGGCATTCTTGTGCTCCTTTCGTAGTGCTTCCAATTCTCGTTCCACGGTCCGCAAGCCGATGCTGAGTTCGTCAGCAATCTCGGCGTTGGAATAGCCCGCCATGCGCAGGCCGATGACCTTGCGCCGGCGCGGCGGCAATGACGCGAGATAGTCGTTGAGTCGAGCTATCTCGGCGGGGTCGCCCTGCGCCCGTTCGTGCCGCGAGGGGGTGTCCCAAGCACGAACGGCGTCTTCACTCCAGAGATTCCCTGATTGGTCGATGGATGGGCTGGTGAGTAGGTCGGATTGGGATTTCGGTTCGTGGCGTCGTTGGGATCGATAGTCGCGGAACAAGTTTGAGATGCGGGCGACCATGCGGTTCTTGGCCAGACCAAGGTCGCCTTCGTCTTGCCAGACCTGCCAGCCGGCAAGGAACAGGTCTTGCGCCGCGTCTTCCATGCGGTGCTCGTCCCAGTTCAGTTGGCGTCGCCTCTTCAGCTTCCGCACCAAGGCTTGGGCGAACTTGAAAAGGTCTTCAGGACTATCGCGTTCTTCAACCATTCGTCCTCCATCGAGGCCATCATCGGCCCCTATCCAACTAATCCACGCGAGGGCGTCGGAACCCGCCAAGGATTTTCCGCTCGCGGGCACCGTGCCCGTCTAACCCCTTATTTCCTGCGGCAGGGCGAGTTCGTAAAAGCACGGCCGGAAAATTTTCTCCCACGCCCTTGACAGATGATTGTGCGGAGATACCTGATCGGCTAAAATTCGTCCAACTATTGAGGGATCGATTCTTCTTACCGAGGTTGGAACATGAAGCCTACTCGGGGTTTAGCCTGTCCAGTGATGGTCCCTTCCAGGATCGATTGGGAGCGGGATTATTCAGAATTGACCACAGCCGATCTGGCGGCGATGTCGGATGAGCAATTGGCGGCGGTCGATCCGCTGGCGATAAACCTCATCGTGGCCAAAGGCCTCCCGTCGCTGGCCGACCTCGACATCCGGCCCTACCAGGACATCGTGGACGGATGGGTGCTGGATTTGAACCGCCGCTGCCTGCCGCAATGGGAGCCGCACTTCCATCAATCGCCCCAAGACTGGGAGAACGACATTCGGTACTTCCGCTTGGGCATGGTCTGCCAGTACCTCGATCTGG